TCAGGGGCGTACTTCTCCCACATGGAAGGCGCGGTTTCAGCGATGGGCTGCTGTGGCGTGGGCGGGGCCATTGCCGGATTAATGCTGGCAACTTGTGTTGGGCCGCTTGGCGGCTTGTTGAGATAGTTTTCACCGAATGCCATGGCTTCCTTCTGGCCAAGGGGATTTGGCGTATTCCAGCCCTGTTGGCGTTCGTAGCGGTTCATTGCCTTCATGGCGTCCGGCAACGTCTCCGCCCTATTGAGCATCCCGTAGGCTTTCTTTTCCTTGAACTGCATCTCATTGATGATGGCAGCCGCTTGAGCTGCTGGGCTGGATATGGGGCTGTCGATACTTCCAGCAAAATCTTTCACATCTCCGAAACGGTCGTCACGCCACTGGGCAAGACCTCTCGACCGGCCCTTGTCGAACTTCTTGTCTGCGGCGAGAACGTCAGGATTGAAGTAACCCGATTCAACCGCCGTACGGCCTAGAAGGGCGGCGCGTTGAATATCGTTCATTCCAAGGGCTTTGAACGTGTTGTCTATCTGATCCTGCGGCGCACCCCCGATGTGTTCCGCTGCCTTAACAGCGGCGCGATAACCTAGCGTGTTGGGGTTGCTCATGGGATTGCCAAGCTGGCTGTCGGACAGGGCGCGATTGAATATACCGCTGTTTTGCTGCTGTGGAGCCTGCGGAGCCATCGCATTGACGCTTGGCGGGCTTCTATACTGTGAATACTGGTCCGCTACATACGCATTGCGCGTTAAATCCTCCGCACCGTCCATTGGGGACGGGCTGCGATATTGCGAATACTGGCTCTTGAGAATGTTTGCGTCCCTGCGCCGCGTGGCTTCTGCCAACATGCTGGTTACAGGTGGCGCGGTCAGGCTTCCGCGCTGTCCGCCCATGCCAAGCAAGCCCGTGGGGGGCGCGGTATAGCTCCCGCGCGTTCCTCCCATGCCGAGAAGGCCGCCCCCGGTTTTACCGCCAGTCGAAGCTGTTTTGGACACGCCACCCGTCTGCGAGCTGCTTGCTCCCATTTTTCCCGTGCCGGTCCTGCTCTGAACGGTGCGTGACTGCGCCGCCTTTGACGCGGCAATGGACTTTTCGTTTGCGGCTTTCTGTGCTGTGCTGGGAGGGGCGGGCATTTATCGTTTTCCCATTCCTGTATAAACAACATCATCAATGCCGCTTGCGTGGGTCCAATTGTCATTCGCGGCGGTGTTGATGGTGGCGCGGTGATAGCGGGCCTTGACCCGGAGGGGGCAAACTCCGTTCGAATTGACGGCAACGGCGCTTTCTGTGCTGTGGCTGTCCTGAAGGCGGTCGCGGTGCTTGATTGTGACCGTGATCGTAATGCTGGAACCTTCAAGCATGGGCCGCAGGGAGCGCAGGAGTGACTTAACTCCGGGCGACAACTGCACATCGCCGGTTTCAACAGTCGCGGCGAGAAATGCCCCGGTATAGAAGCCCTGTTCATGGCTGGAGTTGAAAGCGGCGAGCAGCAATTCACCCGCCCCGGCGTAGAACCGCGAGTCCACCGGATAAGGCAACCCGTCAATGGTGCCACTCAGGGCATCGAGGCCGTCAATTGTATAAGTTTCCTGTGTGGCACCCACATAGATTATTTCATGGTCTCCGGGGCTTTGCGGTGCCCATTTCCCCGTGGGCCAGTGGTAGGCAAGAATCATGTTGGGCGTACCCGATGATGCCGAGCCGTTTGGAAAACTCATTGCGTAAAGCTTTTTAACCGGATCAATGGCGCTCGATACGCGATGAGTGTAGTTGCCGTCAAATTCCGTTTCGAGCCAGCGGTCTATTTTCTCAGAGCCTATGTCGGTTATCTCGGACCCGCCACGGAGCATCTTCTCCCCGTCGTTCGACATGAAGAAAATCAGGTTTTCGTAAGCCGCTATTGAGCGCTCGGCGCGGCAACCCATGCTGTTTGAAATCTTGTCGAAGCGGAATACGGTTGGCGGGCCTTCAAACGACATGCGCGAGATTGCGCGTTCCTGGAACAGGGTGCCATATTCACCGCCAACCCCGCCCATGATGGCCCCGCCCTCATACATGGTTTGGCTGTCTGAAAGGGTTGTGGCGCTGGCAACCCAATCTTCTGCATCGCCAAGGGCGGACCAGGTTAGCGTATCGTTAGCCGTGGAATGGCAGGCCAGAACGACAAAATCACGGATGACGAAAACAAACTTGGCGGTAGGCGGAGAACCGCCAAGGGCCGTAAAATCACTGTCAACGTCCAACTGGAACCGTTGCGGCGCGTCCACCCCGTTTGTGGCGATGACAATATCACCGAACAGCGCGAAATCCCACCATCCGTCAGAAGCCGTGGCATAGGCACCGCCTGCAAGGCGGCTTACGTCTGTCCACGTCAGGCCGTCCGATGACTGCTGATAAAGCTTTGTCGCATCACCCGCGAAATTATAGATTGTGCCCTGCTTGCCGCGACAGGTAAAAGCACCTTGCGCCCGTGCCGTTATTGTGCCGGTGACATTGAAGAATGAGTTTGCAGGACGGTAGCCCTTTTCGCTTGGAACGACATTCAGCACATCGCTGCAAGCGCCGCTTTCAAACGAGGGCTGGTCCGGAAGGAAGGGGCCGAATCCGTACATTATACGGCACCTGAAACGCGCTGGAGAAGCGGGCCTGAGCCGAAACGGTCAGCCCGGTTGCTGCGGGCCACACCTTTCGTGGCACCGGAATAGTTCATGTACCATTTGACTATGTTGTCATCTTCGCCGAGATAAAGTGCCGCTTCGAGAAGAGCGCCGTAGAGGTAAACACTTGGACTGCGGCGGAACAGTTCGTTGAGTTCGGTCGAAAGCGCGGCAAAGCGCCGGTAGTAGGTTCCCTTTAGAAACCTTGTGGCGTCAGGCGGCGAGATCAGGCGGATATTATCGCCGTCAATCGTGTAGCCGTAAACCGTGCCGGATGAATTGACGCCCTCCATGCCCGCAAGTGCGCCGGATGCAATGAACTCAAGCTGCCGGTCCTTTGTGGCATCGTCAGTGATACGCTTGAAGCCGAGAAAGCGTGAAGGTAGCGGAGCACTGCCCGGTCCCGGCATGAGCTTGTAATAGGTGCCGTCAAAATAGACCGTGTATTCCGCGCCCAGAACAATATCAGCAGCTTCGAGAGCGTCATTGTTGACGCCTTTGCGCACATCAACCGCACTGCCACCCGTAGGCTGAAGCGTCATGGCGCTGGTGTTGGTAAAGCCCGCCACAAAGGTCAGTGAAAGCCCTAGGGCTACCGTGGGAGCCGTCATCGTAAGCGTCTGGGCATCAGCACTGCCGCCGCTGGTTCCGCCGTCCTGACTCGCTTCTATGCGAATTGTGAAGGGTTGCTCCATCGCCCTGATACGCAAGGGCGGGGACCAGAACTTCTCTCCCGGCTCGCCAAAGCCGTAATGAATGCGCTGTTCGGCAAGCGTCACCCATTCATCGTCACGATCCGTTACTATTGAAGATGTGTCGTCTTCATAGTTCTGGAGCGCCGACAGCAATTCTGCATAAGTTGAAATCGCCAACTGAGTTCACCTTTCAAGGGTTTAGGCGGCTACCCGTGAAGATAAGCCGCCCGCCCCTAAGCGCTGCACGGGAGAGGAGCCGGAGCGCGAACTTAACGCTCCCGCCAGATGTGAATATAATCCATGGTCAGCACTTCGGCTCCCGTTGCCCCGGCCTGTACGCCAAAGCTCACGGTCATTTCAACTGCGGTCGGCGTGGCGGTCACTGTTGCGACATGAACATCATCAACCGCAACAATAAAATTTGTCCCGCCGTCATAGTAAAAGGCCAATTTTACATAGGTGCTGGCAACCATCGTATGAATGCCGGTCGAGGCTGTATCGGCCGAGCCCGACATTGAATGGAAGTCAAGCAGCGCGTCACCGTCGTCTTTCTGGAAATACACGCCATCCGCAACGGCAAGCGGCGTGGTATCACGGACTTGCAGACCCACAACAAAGTCTGACTGCGTAATTTCGCCGATATGGAGCCGGGTCTCGAAATAAGCCTCCTTGCCAGAAGCTAAAGTGAATATCTCGCCGACTGACTGCAAATGCGCCGCATCGTCTTCGGTGGTGAGTGTGGTAAGAACCAGCTCGCCGCCGTTGCCATCGCCCATTGCCTGTGTCGAGTCGCTGACTTCGGTGACAACCCAATCGCCTGCGGTGTATCTGAAAAAGTCATCAAACCACTGATAGTCACGGTGCGGCACAGGCATGGTGAGCTTGTCACGGCCCCTCATCCAGTGGGTATTGGGAAGATTGTTATACCCGTCAGGGAAGTTCTGCGTCGTGGCATAGGCAACGCCTGTGGCCAGCGCAAGGGCGGCAAAACCCGCGATAATTTTACGTTTCATCTTAGTAATTCTCCACAGGGGTTATGTTGAGCGCCACGTCGGCGGAGCCGAACCTGATATGCGCGATATGCGAGTAGCCGGAAACATCAAGGATGACCGGCTGCTCTTTCGACACGGGAATCCCGTTGTTGACCGTGACAAGGGCACTGCCGTTAACAACAGGCAGCACAATTGCGGTTTCCGATGCGGTCAAAGCCCGCACCGAAACCATTTTTGCTTTGACACCGCCGCTATCGTCAGGAATGGCGGTGGTTGAAGATGCTGTTGCCGCCGTGGCCCTGACGCCGGGAGCAATCTTTAAGTGGGGATAGGGGCGCATGTCCATTCATCCTTAGAATGCGTAGCTGATGTTGCAGATGAAAGCGCCCGCGCCGACATCGGCCGCCGAGGTAAGCTCGACGGCAACCGTGGCTCCTGAAGCAATTGCGGTCGTGCCGACAACCGAGACTGCGTTACTCAACTCATTGTCAGCAATGTCCAGCGTAATGGTGCCGCTCATGTAAGCAGCCCCAGCCGAACGCAGCGTGTAGGTAAGCGGGCTGCCGGTTGCGCCCATGTCGGTTGCGTAACAGACCATGCCCAGAGGATAGATGGCAGTCGCCGTAAGTACTGGCTCATCAGCCGTTGCTTCCGTGGCATTGCCCGCCGCGTCCGTATTGCAAGTAATCATGCCAGCCGTGGCCGAGTCGATGACCGCCTGAGACGGACCGTAGTAGATGCTATTCGCGTTAACAGTCGTCATGTCGCCGCAGACCGTGAACGTGCCACGTCCGGCAAATTTCAGCGGCTCTTCGGTAATGGTTACCGCATCAAGAACGAAAGCGCCGTCAATATCAATGGTCCCGTCAAAATTGGCTGTACCATCAAACTCGCTGATGCCTTCAACGTACAAATCCTCGCCGTTGATGGTTTCACCCGGCGTTCCGTTGCCGATAAAGGCATTGCCGGTCAGCACTTGCAAGCCATCGCCCGCAACAGTCGTGACCGTCAAATTACCAGCATCAACCTTGCCCAGCACTGCGGTTTCGTTCGTCGCATCCTGAAAAGTAAGATCAGGCGAAGCAGTTGTGCCGTCATCAAGGGTAATGCCCGATCCGGACGAAATGCCCAAATCCCAGCCCGTGCCTATGACAATGGCATTTTCAGCCCCGCCAGTGCCGGTCATGGCTCCGATATTGATGCCATTGGTCGTAACCTGCGCATCGCCGGTAATGGCATCAATCTGCAATCCGGTTGCAACGTTCGTACCGCCCGTGGCGTTGCCGATGGCAATATCAAGCGTGATCCCGTTGTGGGTATTGGTGCCGGTGGTGTCCACCGGGGTATTCATGATGATTTCAAACAGATCATTAGTTGCCGCGCTATCAGCCGCCGTAGTGGCCGGGGCGAAGTCGAACACGCCAAGGGCTGACCAGCACCAGGCATCGGTTGCGGTCAGGCCACTGGTAAATTCCCAGCACAAGCCGCCCGTGTCCATTTGTTTTGCGTTAACGCCTGCCTGCGCATTCACTGAGGCAAGGCAGAGTGCCGCCACTGAGGCGAGCAAGAGTTTCTTCATGTCAATGTTCCTTAGATTGGTTTACCGTTATCGGTGCGGAAATGCCGGAATTCCGGCGCTTCAAGAAGGCGCAGAAACGCCTTTTCGTGGTCCTTGTTAAACACATCAACGCCATGGACTTTTTTCCAGAACTCAATCATGTGGAGAGGTACGCTCGCCACATGCTTCAGGTCACGGGACTTCCCGTAGCCATTGCTGCCATCGTTCTGAAGCGTTTGGTTGAAGTCCGTATTCGCCTGGAGATCGGCGCTTATGGTCTTGATGTAGTTCTTGCCGTCAACCTTCTCCAGCTTCTGGACAAAGCCGGATTCTTCATCAACGTCGATGAATGGGAACGGCAAGGTCACTTTTTGTGGTCCGGCATAGACAGGGTTTTGGTTTCCGTCGCGGCCTTGGGGGCTTGCCGTTGCAGCTTCACATAGTTGAGCTTGTCGAGGATTTGGAAATCCTCTTCAGTGAGGTCCACAACATCGCCTTTGAAAAGGCGCTTGCTGTTGGACGCCCAGCAACGGCCATTATGGTTGCCGATGACTTCCACCCTAACCATGCCATCCGCCACTTCGCCTGTTGCGGCGTAAAGCGGGCGGGCATCTTCGGGCTTCGGGGGTTCACGAAATTTGTTAGGGACTGACATTTTAGCTCCTTTGTTGTGAGAAAGGGCAGGGATACGATCCCCGCCCTCTATGCGATGTTTGGTCATTATGAAGTGGTCAGGTCCGCAACTGCGCCTTCAGCAGCCTGGTTGCCGACAACAAGCGTATATTCAGCGAGAAGCTGGACGCGGTCAGAGTCGCCGGTCTTCGCCAGCTTTGCCGTCTGGAACGAACGCAGGAACCCGACCTTGAGGTATTCAAAATCAAGTACCAGCGCCGTGCGCGAACGGCTGAAGCGGTTTGGAACAACTTTCAGCGTACCAAAATCAGACTTGTAGATGTCGATTGCGGCAAAGAGCTTTTCGCTCTTGGAGTCGTTCTGGCGCGTGGCGTTTCCGGTGAAGGTCGAGAACACCTGTTTGTTGAACGAACCGAGCATGACTGTATCGGGCTCAGCACCTGATTCAAAGCATTCGCGGATCACTTCCTTCAGTTGGGCTTCGGTAAATGCCCGCTGTGTGCCGTCAGTCGCGGCTACCGTATTGCCGGATGAAAACCCGCCATCGGAACCGCCTGCGCCACGGCTTTCATTGCTGGTAATCCATGACTCAATGCCGCCAAGCTCACGCGCAACCGAGGCGGAACCCGTGACCGAAGCGTTATTGCTGGTCAGCAGGCTTTCCATGTCGCGCTTCAGCTCCTTGCCGTTCTTGGCAATGAGGTAGTCGAGTTCCTCGCCACGGCCAGCCGAGTCAACAGCACGGGACGTGCCGGAAACCAGGATAACCTTGTCGGAGATGTTGGCGCGATTGGATACGCGAACCGTTGCGACCTGCGCGTCGGTTGTGGCGTCGTCGCCTTCAATGACGTGGTTGGTTGCTACTGCCGCGCCCAATACGTCAGTCTGCCATTCATGCAAAACCTGTTTGATCTTCGTGCGACCACAGGCAGTCATGAAAGGCGTTTGTGTGGGGGAAATGTCGTAGATGATATTTTCGAGGTCTTCTTTGATGCCGATCATGTCGAAGGCATCATAGAGATTATCTGGTTGTGCCATTGGAGGCTGCCTTATGAGTTAGGCGCGTCTTCCAAGCCTTGCGCGGATGCGGGCTGCCGCATCGTCAACTGAGCCTGATTTCTGCGCACGTTGATCAATGGCAGCAATCTTGTCGTCTGCGGCTCCAGAACTATTACCCATACCAGGCTTCATCACGCGCGGCATTTGCCGGACATTGCCTTGCGGCTGTCCTGCGTTTGGCTGCGGCTTAGGCACTGCGGCTTTCGCCTTCTGTGCATCACGCCAGCGCAGCGCATCATAAGCTATTTCCAAATCGACAAACGCGGCCTGCCTAATTCTTTCCGCTGGAATTCCTTTTCCCAGTAGAAAGTCGCTGATGCGTTCGTCAAATTTCTGAAATTTCGCCGGGTCTTTTAAGTCCGGCATTGCTTCGATGAGTTGAGCGTTGCGTGTTTCCACATGCGCGTCTAAGCGCTCGCGTTCGGCCTCCTGCGCCCTTTGAGACAGCAATTGTTCCTGCTGCCCCATTTGGGTGAATTTGGCCTGATAGCCTTGGTACTCGTTCCACCTTTGAGGGTCTTGAGACAGACGTAGAATGTCCATCTCCCCCCTCAACACATCAGCAAACCTTTGCTGAAAGGATAAAACAAGAGGGTTTTTGTATTGCTGGAGAACAGATGCAAAATACTGCCGTTCCTGTTCCGCCGCCTGCGCCTTGGCCGTGGCCTCACGAATAGCGGTTGTGTGTTCATTTTGCCTACGTGACTCTGCGGCTTGCGTGCCCTTCTCGCGTCGGAGGATAGCTTCCTGTCGCGCGGGTTCTAGGGTGTCAAACCAAGCCTTGTCTTCGGCTGTCCAGCCATCAGGGGCGGCGATAGTCGGTTGTACGGTATCGCTGTCATCTTCAGGCGTAGCGTCGGGTTCCTCGGTGGAAACCTCGGGCATTTCTTCGGAAGGCTCAACGGTCGCTGTAACTTCAGCGGGTTCGGGGGCTTCCGGTTTAATCTTGGGTTCTGGTTTTGCCGATTCTGCGCGGGCCTCTGCTATCTGGGCTACTGCGGATTCAATTGAGCCATCGTCGCCATTTTCTTCACCGGCCATTATTTCTTCCTCTGTTCTTCCTCAAACGCTTCAAGCTTGCCGCTTTGAGCGTAGCCAATGATCACCTGTTTGATCTTGGCCATCAAACGCAGTGACAGAAGCCATTCGGCGTCCTTATCGGTTGCACCTGATTTCAGACGGTCAACGATTGCCTTCTCAACGGCAGTGAAGGCTTCCTGAAACAGGTCATCGGCCAGCAACTGTTCGGCGCGTTGCTTGCGTTCAATGGGGCCTAGCGTCATGCGGATTTCCCGGCAGGCTTAGGCTTTGAATTCGCCTGTTTGGCTTTGATGGCAATGTTTTGTTGCGCGACATCGGCCTTAAGGCCAGCGTCATGCTCGACTTTGCGCTCATTCAGATCATGCTCAAGCAGGGCAATGCGTTCATCAAACGCTTGCTGTTTCATGGCGAGGTCGTATTTCAACCGATATTCGTTCTCGATGTTCTTCAGCTTTTCCTCATGGTCAGCCAGCACCTTCATCTTTGCGGCCTCGCCATCGGCTTGCGTCTTGATGATCTTGGCCTGATCTTCCGCCTGCCGGTGCTGCACGTCTGATTGCGTCTTGGCCTGGAGGGCCTGTGCTTCTGATTCAGCCTTGATCACTTCTGGATTGGGCGGCTGTGGCTTAGGCTGTGGCGGCGGCTCACCCGGCTTCGGCGTCGGGTCGGTAAAGAACTCCTCGGCGTTCTTGAATCCTGAATTCTCCACAATCTTTGACAGTGCGTTATAGATATTCTCGCCCGTAACCAGCGGCCCCTCTACGCCCTGCTGCATGGCAACGATTTCTTTCTGTGCCAGCGCGATGGTCTGGAGGTGGCCGAGCATCTGGTCTTTGTTGCCCGTGCCAAGCCCTACGTTGATCTGCAAGTCGAAATCACCGCCCCATGAGCCGGGGTCCATTTCAACCCATTGCTTGTTGCGAAGCCGGATAGACCGCTTGGCCAGTTCCGGGTAGCGCCGGATATAATAGTTTTGCAGCATGAAGATGCGCTTGACGCCCTCGGCAAAAGTCCGGGCAATCAGTTCAATGCGCTGCTGGCTGGCACCCATGATCTGGGCCATGCCGGATGCTGTCTTGTTCAGTGAATCGGCATCACTGCCTTGGTTATAGCGGGTTACGCCTGTCCGGTTTTCCTTTACTGTATCGATATATTCCAGCATCGGGAAGGATGCAGCGGCTGCAAATTCAGTCGGTATAGGAAAGATTGCTCCTTCCTTAAACTGTCCATCAGCTGGCGGTCTGACAATCCCCCCAACCCGTGGTTGGAGAATGTCATCGATGTCAACGGCAGACGGATCGATATATTTGACGGGGTTGTTGACCAAGTAAAGGTTATCAAGAATCTGCCTCCACAGTGTTGACTTCAGAAGCTGGAATTCCATGGTCTGATCGGCAATGGACAGGCCAATCAGCCGGTGAGGAACAATAATAGGCGTTATGACCGCAAACGGGCGTGGCCCTTCCCATTCCTCATTGTCAAGTATCTCGGTCCCCTGCCCTGCATGGACAACGCGGCGCATCTCCGCAATGCCGTCATCGTCGTAGTCCACAAGCGGATAGGCTTCAGTAACCCAGATCAGGCGCATGGCCTCGTTAGAGGTCGCCTTATCGCCAGTCGGGTCTTCATCAATGCCCTTGAGCCGTGCGGTTTTCTCCTGGTCCGTAGTGGCTTCATCACCGCCAAGGTTCTTGATCTTTTTCTTGTCGTAGCCCGTTTCGATAAGTTCAGATGCTGTCTTTTGCGCCCGGTGCGCCATGTAGCTGGTTTCGTCTATGTCGCCCTTGGCCCGTTTGGAAATCAGCAGTTCCTCGGGCGGAACAGGATCAACGCAGACCTTCATGGACTTCTTGGTCCGGCACCATACGCCGCTGTGCAACGTAACTGGCAAGCCCGTCATGGGATCAGGTTCAGGTGCGGCCTCCTCGGTATGTTCCTTCAAATACCATAGAATCTTATCATCAAGCGTCCACTTGCGCTGCGTGTATTCCTCGCGCGTCTTGGCGTTGTCCTCTTCCTTTTGCAGGGCTGTGACCGAATACTGGTCATCCGGCACATTCAGGAAGTCGTCAAGCTCTTCCTTCTCGTCAAACTCAGGGTAAACCTTGCAAGCCCCGGTGCGTTGCAGCAGTGCATCCTTGAACATGCTGTAGAGAACGCGAAACCCGTCATTGTCCTGGAGGAATATCCAGTTGTTATATTCAGTGGCCTGCTTTGCGCCTTCCTCATCCTCGGCGTTCTGCGGCATGAAGGACACCACATCATCACCAGCCATGAACATTTTCATAAGCGCCGGCAGTATCCATTCTATCGTGTCGGCAACGTCTGTCGAGACTACCTGTGAGCGGCCCCTTACCTCATTGCCAAAGGGCTCGCCCAAATAATAGTCCATGGCCTTCTTGCGGGCATCGCTGAGATCACCGCCGAGAAAGCCTAGGGCTGATTTCTGTTCCGCCTCAAGCAGGGATTTGAGTTCGTCATCGCGCATCAAGCCGCTTCTTTCTTGTTTGCTTCGATGAGCAACCGTTCAAGATTTTCGATGTGGTCAGCGGCGACTTTCAAATCATAGCAAATGTCTGGCGGCCCACCGCTCATCCAGCCGCATTCAGACCTGATGCGCTGTTCATGCTTGCGCAGGTTCGCCATGATTGCGGTCATTCAAACAATCCCGTCATTCTTGGGGTAAACTATCTTCTTCTGCGCGTCTTTCGGGGCTTCATAGTCAATGCACATCATGCCGAACGCATCAGCGCCGTGGCTTGCCCAGTCATGCTCAGGGCCTAGGCCGACATTGCGGGCCTCGTCGCGCTTTTCATGGTACCAGCCAAGCGCATCTAGTCCGGCTTGCGTGGTTTCCTGATTGAACCAGATTGACGGGAAGAGGCGGCGTCCTGCTTCAATTCTTTTGAGCGCTGCGCCTGCCCCCTGGTTCGGAATGACCTTAGTTTTGAAGCCCGCTGCTTTGATCGCGCCTTCGTAAGTGATCTTGATGATTTTTTCACTGTTGCCCCCGTCATGGGGAAGGACGCAAAGAGCCGACTCGTAATCGTTGTTGCGAAGCCAGTTGAGATGATAGGAAAGCTCTTGGCCTACTGCCTCGTAGTAATCCAGAACCCGGACTTCACGGTTGACGAACTGGGCAATCCAGATAGCGCAGGCGTCCGCCTTGTCGCCGGTTCCGCCGATGTCCCAGAAAGCCCTGATTTGCATCAATGGGTCGCGGGCCACGTTGCCTATGCGCTTCTTGCGGGCCTCAGCCAGTGACCTTGCGTAATAGGCACCCGCTAGAACTGTGGCGTAGCCACCTTCCCAGATGTGGTCGTATTGATCAGGCGTATCGCGGAGACAGTCTAATCTTTCCTGCTCAAGTACATTTGGGAGCCATGGATTGTCACTCCAGTTGGCACGGCAAACTGTTGCTCCAGTTGGAAGCACGCTAGATCGTAACATTGCATCGACAGGATCGGACTTTCGTCGCGGGTTCCAGGAAAACCACAACTCTGATCCATCCGCACGTATGGTAGGACGTAAGAGGCTGAGTGATCTTGCACTGAGGGTTTGGGCCTCCTCTGCCCAGGCTCTCTTGAACCCCTCCAGCGATTTGATGCTTTCAGCCGTGTGGTCCTGCATCCCCTGAAAGGTGATAACCCCGTCGCCCGGAGTTTCAATAACTTCACGAAAGACTTTGAAGCCATCGGCCTCCCCTAAACTGTATTGCGATAACTTATCCTCAATCAGGCGCTTGGCGCTTTCCTTGAGGGATTTCTGGACTTCACGTATGCAGACTGAACGGGTGCCGGGGTCCAACATGCTGTCCCGGATCATCAGGTCAGCGAAGAAATGCGACTTACCCGAACCACGCCCGCCCCATGCGCCTTTGTAACGTGATGGCTCTAGGAGAGGCTTGAATGCCCTAGCTGTCTGAATCTTTAGCGTTTGCGTCAACAATGATGTTTTCTATCCGCCCTATAATATTGATTGGATTGTCGTCATCATCGCCACCTACAAGCGCCTGGGCTGGCTTGCCATCAATGCGGTCAGCCAGTTCTTTTGTGGCGTCCAGCTTCTTGTCGAGAGCCGCATCGATCACACCGCCCGCAATAAGCCGCAGGGTCTTGCCATCTTCCCCCGCATCTCGGATTGAAAGCTCCATGAGAATGGCATCACGAAACAGCTTGTCCTTGCGTTTGCCGCTATTGGCGTTTCCAGCCATTTAAAATGCCCTAACGTAATAATATTACAAGATGATCTGATTTAGGTATCCCGGCGCAAGCCACTGCCAAATGTGTCAATGCTAAGTGTGCTGTTTGGACATACATTGCGGGTCTTAGGCCGGGAATTGGTTATTGAACGCGAAAGCGCTGTGTTGACGGAAAACCAATCATGCCAATTTCGGGGCGTAGGCCAGTTCGCGCATCAACCAAACTAAGCTCAGCCATAAGATCATCGGCTGTGACCGAAAACAACGCCCGCTTTAACAAAATTTGAGGACTTGAAAGACTGGAAGTCTCAAAAAATATCTTCTTGTTTTCCATCATTATTCTCTAGGTTTTAGTGCGTTGAATCCGCTGGATTGCACACCACGTAAATCGGCTTGTTGTCCGCAGTATGATAGGCAACGCCATGATCGGTGAGAAAATTTGAAAGTTTTGAAT